CCTGACCGGCGCGAACCTGGATGACGCGCACCTGGAGGGCGCGAACCTGAGGGGCGCGGACCTGAGGGGCGCGGACCTGTACGTCACGTACCTGGAGGGCGCGTACCTGGAGGGCGCGAACCTGGAGGGCGCGTACCTGAGGAGCGCGAACCTGGAGCCGATCCGAAATGACGTGTGGGCGGTTCTGTCCGCGGCACCGGCGGAGGTGCCTGCACTGCTCGAGGTGCTGCGCGCGGGCAAATTCGATGGCACGCACTACGAGGGCGACTGCGCCTGTCTCGTGGGCACGATCGCGAAAGTGCGCGCTTGCGATTACAAAGCAATTCCGTCTCTTGTTCCGGATTCGAATCGGCCCGCGGAACGGTGGGCACTCGCGATCAAACCGGGTGACACGCCGGAATCGTCCGTAGTCGCGGGTATCACCGCGAGCTGGATCGAGGAATGGATCGCGACGCATCCGGACGCGCGATGAGTGACCCCGAGACACCGCAAGCCATCCTGCTCGCCGCTGGTCAAGCGTGCGTGGACTGGGTGCGTGATACGAACTCGTGCCACCTTTGCCACTATACCGACCACGATGGTGATGGTGGGGAGAGGCACGACGACGAGTGTCCGCTGCGACCACTGGACCCGACCGATGGGCTCGGGGATGAGGAGGCTGAGAAGCCGGGAGAGACCGGCGCTATTTCCACTCCCGCGACGCAGGGCATACCGCAGAGCGGGCCGGGAGCGCCCGCCGCGCTGGCCGAGGCCCTAGCCCCTGTGCTGGAGCGGGTGGCGAGGCTGGAGGAGCGCGGGGCCATTGGCGTAGCTCCCGCCATTCGCGAACTGGTGGAGCAGTTAGGCCCCACGCTCGCGGACGACGAGGGTACCATCAACAATCAGCCGCACTTGAAGCTCCGCGACCTAACGCATCCTGAAGAGAAGGCCATGAGGGATGCTTACTGGTCGGTGCCCAAGCCTCCCGCCCCCTGCGCCACATGCGGGAACGCGAGGTTCGTGTGTGACGCATCGATCGCCAATCATGAGCGGGCGCGTAAAGAAGGACGTCCGTTTGCACCGGGTTGCACGGTCCAGAATCACGCCAACCGCCGCGCTTGCCCCGACTGCTCGAAGCCCGCCGCCAGCCCGGGGGGTAAGGGAATGAGTGCAGAGCTGCGAGCCGTCTACGAGAAGAAGCACCCGACCGAGGATGACCTGATTGAGATGGCCACGTCGGAGGCGGAGCGCGCCATGCTATCGCTCCCGCCACACTGCCAACCGACCGCTGGTGGTCTCCGGCATAACGAGGACCACGCCAACGCGTGCGCGCATCGGTGCTGGGCGTTCTTGTGCGAACTTCGGCGTAAGCGTTCGGAGGCAACAAATTCGACACTGGCGCAAGCAGAGGCTCGGCTAGGCGAGCCTCGCATGGTGCGCCGCATGGGAGACTTTGGCGAAGAGGTGGTACCTCACGCCGTCACCACACGCAGCGACGCCTGCCCCGCTGAATTGGAGAACTGGAGGGAGGTTTAAATGTGGCGAGTCGGACGAAAGCTGGGACGCACGCTGTACAAGGATGACGTGTGCGTGGGTATGGTCGATTCACCCGAGATTGCGGCCGACATCGTTGCTTCAATGAACGTGGTGGGCGTGTGTCGACACTGCGGTAAGAAAGTGGACGCTGGGTACAACTGCTGCGCGTCATGTGCGGACGAACGCGGGCCCTGAGCTGCGCGCGAGGGAGGTTTAGATGGCTGAATTGGAGAACTGGGGCGTTTGGTGTGAGCAGACGAAGGTATGGGCGCACGTGATACATGGCTTTCGTTTGGAGTTTCTCTCCGAACACGATGCGGCGATTGAGGCTACGAAATGGTGCGCCAATCGCGCAGCCATTGAGCAATGTCGGGTTTGGGTTGCGAAACGTATTTCAGGATCGCAGCGCGTCGATGAGTGACCACAGCTTCTATATCGTGTGCGCCGCCCTCCTTGGCCTAGTTGTCGCGGGCCTCATTGCGCGCTTGTGATCAGGAGACGCCGTGAACAAGGTCGCAGCTCTGTACATTGACCCGCGCGGCCCATACCCGGGCTTGCTAGGCGCTGACATGTGCTGGGATGAGGCGAGGGACGCGCGGCTGTACGAAGGTCCGTTTCCGGTGGTCGCGCACCCACCGTGCGGGCCGTGGAGCACGTTGCGAACGCTGAGCGGTGAAGGTCTGTCGGTGAAGGCGCTCGCGCCCATGGCACTTGCCGCTGTCAGAGAGTACGGCGGCGTTCTCGAACACCCGCGCGGCTCGAAGCTTTGGGCCACGTACTCGCTCCCGCTGCCCGGCGAGCTTCCGGACATTTACGGAGGTAGGACGTTCGTGATTGACCAATGCGACTTCGGTCATGTCGCGCGAAAGCGAACGTGGCTCTATTGCGTCCGCTGCCTTCCTGAGCGCTTACCGGCCAAACGAAAGCCAACGCACTGGTGCTCGGGAAGCCACAAGCCGGGCGATAGGGGCGAAACTCCACCAGGCATCAAAGTGTGTTCAGCTCAGCAGAGACGCCGCACCCCCGTCGCCTTTGCAGAGTGGCTAATACAGCTCGCCCGACGTGCGCAGACGTCGGTTCGGTAGATGCGCGCGATGAAAGGCAAGGAGAGAGTGACGATGGCAAACGATAGTGACAGATGGGCCATTTACGCGAAGTCGAATCGTGGCTGCAAGCCTGCAGTTGCCGAGCATATATGGCTACAGGGTCCGTTCGAGCGTGAGATGGCGATCGCGCTTGCAGGGGCCGCTAACCAGGTGAACGGTCAGATGTGGGTGTATGAGGCGAAAGCTGTCGAAAGTGGGTTTGCTGAGCCGAAACGTACAATCTTCCTGAAAGACGTGATAGCGGACCCGGGTCTGCTCACGCGCGGTCCACGTAAGCCGAGTCGCGACGAGGTCCGCGAAGCTGCCGAAGATGCGCTCTACGCCGCCATGGGTGCGGAGATTGAGCAGCACCCGCTCGGGCGTGGTCCATTGTCACGACCGAAGGCGAAGTGATGCGCGCGCCGCTCCGTCACACATGTAACGCCTGGGATGGCTCGCTCAAGTGCGATGCGTGCGCGGCTGGAGAGCCGCCCGAGCCGAAGCCCGATTGGTACCAGCGCCTGTTACGGAACCTACAACGGAGGACGAGAAGCCGTGAGTCAATGTTCAAAAGCGTTTTTCTACGACGGGGACTTCTGCATACTGCCACCGGACCACGAGGGAGAGCACACGGACGGCTACGGGTTGCACTGGTCCGATGAGGCATGCGCGTCGCTAGACTCTGTCGTGCTACTGCACGGTCCGTTTTTGGAGTCTTACGTAGGGAAGATTGGCGCGTAGCTGCGCGCGAGGGAGGTTTAGATTGAAGTGTACTTGCGATAGCGTGTGGTTCTCGGCCTACCACCGCCCGTGGTGCGCGATATGGCAACTTTTCAGGCGTCTTAGCATCGTCAACGATCACACGGCGATCGCCCAAGAAAGCTGACCTCCAAGAGCATCCGCGCTCGCCTTGGAGACATCAAAAGTCCGATCGGGCAGCCCCGACAGCGTCCTGTCGAGAGGGGGCTCCTGGACCAGACAGTATCCACGAACCTCCACCCACGGAACATCGCTCGCGCTCCTGAAATACCTCGTGAATTTGAGGTCATGATAGAGCTGCGCAGAGCTCAAGTGCGTCCCTTCTCCGACGTACAGGCCCGCTAGGCAATAGCTCGAGAGGCTCTCTGAGGCAGCGTTCAAATAAGAGAGCTCATCGGAGTCGTTGCCTCCGGCCCCCTCGTCATCGATAAACCCAGAGACACCTTTCGGGAGACCCAACACCGCGGCCGCGTGGGCGATCTGCTGGCCATCGGAGGTTCCCATCATGGCGGTCCCGATCCATCCGGCCCGACGGCATGACCGAATCAGCATCAACCCCATTTTTCCGTCCAACGTGATCCAGTCGACCTCCTGAGGCGTCAGGTTGTCGATATATCGAATGCAACCGTGATAGCCGAGGGCCGAGAGCTGCAAGCAGGACGCGAGGTCTAAAGGCTCATAGGTATCGACAAGGAGCGAGCCGTCCGGGACAGGGCTTGCAATGAGCATCTTTATTGATGCTCTTTCACGTACTCGGCGGCTGCCGCGAAGAGCTCTTCTTCCGCCAAATCCCAGGAGAGATCGACGCTCGTCTGCCCGGGCTTGGGGTTGAGGGTCGGGAAAACGAGAGGCTTGAGGGCCGTGAGCAGATCGCAAGCATCCAGCAGTCGCTTTCGGCTCATGCTCTTGTCATCAATCACGCCATGGAGGTTACTGCACGGCGATCTGTACTGCAAACAGAGCCTGCGCGTAGCGTTCCCGGCTAAGAGCCCGCCCACGTTTGCAGGTCCCGGAGGCTAAAGCCGCGAGCCTCTCCTCGACAGGGAGCGCCGCGCACACCTTGAGGCTCCAAGCCCGGAGCGCTACCCACTGTTTAGCCTGCTCGTCGAGAGACCGATTTCGGGTGAACGTGCACGGCAGCTGAAAGACGCCGCAGGAGGTCCCATCCTTCGCATCGTGAGAAAATGGCTTCGGAAACTCGTTGAAGCCGGATTCCGCGTTGGCGAAAATGACTCCATCCACACCACACGCCGTGTCATTTCCGCAGGCGGAGTCGATGGCGTGCAAAATTCTAGGGTCAGGAGCGGTGAGACCTAGGACGAGTGCAACTCGGGTGAGCAGTTGGATCATCCGGCCGACCGTAGTCGCAGGCCACAAGCGGAGTCAACCTTTTACGGCTTCACCGAGTGGTGCTTCTGATCCACATCGTGCTGGTACTCTTTCGTGAGCAATGTCATTTCGAAGACGATCTTCTCATGGGCATCCGCAAGCCGGGAGAGCGAGGGACCGATGAGCATCACCGAGGCGAAGAACTCTCCGACTTTCGAGAAGAAAGTCCTGACGACGGCGGCGCCGGCTTGTCCGAGCTGGTCCACCAACTCCTGGACAGCCTCTTTAGCTTCTTCGGACTGCGTCTCTTCTTCAGTCATGATGTACTCCTCGGGAATTTCACTCATGGTTTCCACCGCCATGTCTCGTAGTCTGGTGCTGGGCCGTAGCAAGCCAAGAGGCAATCTTTTGGGTAGGGGTTCTTCCCATCGAACGAGAGGCGAGGGCTAAGAAATAGCACCAGGGCCTTGCCGTGAACGTGGCTGGCGTACCAGTTGGACCCCACCGAAGCCGGCACGAGAAAGAAGATGTAGCACTGCTTTCGAACTGCGTAGTCTCGATAGAAGTTGCACCGGGCCGCCCAGGGCTCAATGTCCCCGAAGGGCGGGTTGAGCCAAAACCGCGTTCCTGGTATTGCAGCCTCGAGCCACGGACTCTTGAGTGAATCGTCTTTGGGGCTGTAAAACTGGGGGGCCGCCGTGTTTCGATGGGTGGCTGCAAGATCAAATTGCAGTCGGCCAAAACGACTCTCGACCGCTTCGATAAATTCCTTCGGGGTTCGATAGTCTTGCTTGCTCCGACCCGGCTTCTGCTCTGGCATCTGTCTCACGTCGCGACCCATGGCTTCGGGAACTGCCGTCTCCGTTCATTGAAGTCTACGGCGAAGCCATGAAGCGTCTCCATGTCTTCTCGTTCTTTCACATGGATCGAACCGTCAGCTCCATCGAGCCTTAGAGCTTCTTGGAGCTTCTCGAGCCAGTATTTATCAAAGCAGGGCATCCGCTCGATGGCCGTGAGAGCCCGCTCCCTCTGTGAGGGGGCTGGCTTTGCAGTCTTCTTGGCAGCAACCTTAGTCATTGCCGTCTCTCCGGCATGTCAAGCCTGCGTTGTGCATTGAGGGCTTTCTCTGTAGGACCCGCATAGCCGAAGCCGCATGAGTCCTACTGCATCTTTTCATACGCGTGGAGGCCATCGCCAGGTCCCCACCACGAAGGTTTCGCCCTTAGACTCCACAGCCATAGCGATCCGAAAGCACCCTCCAGGGGGGTAGTACACCACCTTGCTGTCCTGGTTGGTTACATCGCCAGGCGTCAAAAACACCGTCAAGCAGACAAAATCGCCTGCTATGTCTGTGACGATGGCGGGCCGCTCCACCCCCTCTCTCAAGCAGTACCGAACGATCCGCCCGATGCTCAGAGTTTGGCTCAAGCGGCCAGCCCGAGGGCTTTGGCGATTTTGTTCTTCATCACGTCTGAGGCTCCTACAACCCCCCGCTCGATGTTCGCGATGCCAGGCTGAGAGACCCCAATCTTGCGGGCGAGGTCCCCTTGGGTCATCTCCTTCTTCTTTCGAGCAGCCGCCACTTTCTTCCCGTAGCCCGCGGCCTTCGAATCGCGAGGGGGGTTAGTCCCGGGAGACCGACGGGGTTTTCCGTCCTTGCGAATGCCCCGACCCCGAGCCTTCTTGCCCGAGGCGGGAGCGGCCTTCTTCTTCGGAACCGCCTTCTTCGAGACCTTCTTGGCCTTCTTCTTGGGCTTTTCAGCTTCCGGTTGACTCCAGCTCCCCGCTTCGGCTTTGGCTTTCCGTTTGATTTTGACCAGCTTCTGGGGCTCCGGCTCTGGCAAAATTTCTTGGGTCACGACAGTGGTCATGGGGATGGGCTCTCCTCGAAGGTAGAGCAGTGACCTGTAACCTATACGCAATCTCGAATCAAACATTTTTTCGCCTCCAGCCGGCAGATTTCTGCCAGCAGTCTCCCCACCTGTAGCTCTTCGGTGATTTAGGTCGCGGGGCCTACCCAACGGTCCAGAGACTTGAGGCTCACCCTCAAGCTCTCGACAAAGGCTCGAATGACCTGCATGTCGGTGAGAACCGGAAGCTCCTCGGAAGCCAGAGGAACTTCAGGCTCCGGCTCGGGAGGGAAGAAGCTCGGGAACTCCTCGACGAACAGACTCTGTCGATGGCTCCCGCTCGTCACCTCCGGGTGCCAGAAGGGGTGGGCCTCGAGCCGCCTCGCGTGGCTATGCCAACCGCGAGCTCCCGGGGTCGCGAAAACCATGTTGCACCCGGGGACCGGACAACGTTTCTGTTCACTGGACTTGTTCATTTGGGCATGTCTCCTGCGTGGGTGAGGAGCAGGAACCGTGCCGGGAGCTAAATGTGCGATTTCACATCCACACCCTGTGGAAAACGTGTGGAAAGTGCGAAATAAATTGCGGGATGCCAGGTGATTTGCCAGAGGTAAAAATCGACCTGGGTCTCGGATGTCAAGTCTTATTTCGCCACTTTTCAAGCGTCCGGTATTCGATAGGCCGGCCTGATTGGGCAGCTCGCTCGATGCCATACTTCATCCCCGAAGAAATGCCGAGGTCCTCATAGACCACCGTCGCATCCGCTTGGTCACCCCATGCACAGCCAGCCTGAATGCCGAGGGCGCGCTCCTCAGGGACGAGGTCGTCAAGCGCTTGTGGAAAAAACCCGTGGCTCGCGTAGGGGGCTTCCCCCCGTTTGAGACAGTCGAGAATCGCGTCCCTCAAATATCTCAAGTTTCGAGCGACGTCTCCAGCCAGCGGAGATTCGATGACGACGAGTCTCATTTTTTGAGTCATAGAGCCTCCCCGTTGATAACCTCATCAGAGTAGACGACGACCTGAGCACAGTGTGAGCAGCGGTCTTTTCTCATGAGCCTCATGGTTTCAGGGTCGCGGTAGATAAGCAGAACACCCTGTCTGCATACCGGGCACACGCTCTTATAGCCGCCGTCACCGAACCGTTTGAGGCCCGAGTGCTTGACTGTGATCGGAGCTGCATCGATCATTGCAAGAGCTTTCACTTTGGCCTTACTGTGCAGTAGTCCATGAGGCCATGAACTCGACACGGACGGCGAGGCGGAGTGTTCGGCCAGCCACATTCGCACTTTGGCTCATCTCGGATGATCGACACGATCCGCTCAATCGAGCAGCCGAATAAACCCCACTCGAAATGTTTAACTGCCCGGATGCGAGTCTCAGCCTCGTTGAGCCCTTCGAGTTCTGTTTTTTTCATAGCTCTGAAAGCCTCTCTCCGATTTTGAAATCGATTGGCAAAATAAGGGCTCCACCCTCGAGATGGATCGGACTCGACCAGACCTCCGCGAGGATCTCCTTCATCGCGTTCGCTTCACGCTTCGGACTGTCAAAAATACAGCTATCATGAATTTGAGCGCAGAGCTGTACGTTCTTGGGGAGCCGGATCGGCTTCTTCGGGAGCGAGACCCGTTCGGCGATTTCTGTGTTCTTCCGGACCCAAGCGAAAAACTGGGGGCTGCCCTGCAGAAACAAGCTCCTCAGGTTCATCACGTCGGCCAGACAGCTCTGCACAGGGCTATTAGCCACATAGGTGATAGGAATGTTTCTCCCGAGCCAACGGATCCTTCCCAAGACCGGGCTCCTCAAATATCCGTTCTTCTTCACGAAGTCCATGTTCTTCATCACATATTTCACATAGACCCGGTACCTGAATCTTATTTTTGAGATGATGGCCGCCACAGTACCGAGCAGCGGCATCCCGAAGAGGGCCTTTCCGTCTGGGCCAAAGCGGTTCTGGTTCATGTAGGCGAACGCCGTCTCCGCCTCGGCGAAGTAGTCGATCGCCAACCCCATGGTCTTCGCGAGGTCCCGGACGGGCTTGCCCCGCGCGGGATCTTTCTTCGCGTCGCCGTCGAGCCAGCCTTTGGCTGCCGTGTCCGGGAACATGATTTTTGCATTTTCAGCATGAACGTCCCCGAGAGTCGTACGGATCCGCTCAGGATCTCCCGACAGATAGGCCGCAACCCGCGGTTCACCCTGAGAGACATCGAAGTAGGTGAAGACGTGGCCCTTGGCAGGGACATAGATCTCTCGGGCCCGGTCTGCGAGGTTTCTGAAGTTGTACCGCGAAATGGATTGGAGCCGGCAAGCGAGACGGCCACTCACGGTGTGGCCGCCTCCGCTCGTCGGCTGGTCGCGCCGTTCCCGGGGACCCCAAGAATAGTGAGCTCGGTGCGGATCGCAGTCGTAGGGCTTGTCGTTTCCCAGGTGAAACATGATCCGCTTCGGGTAGTCGACATAGGTCTTTTTGATCTTCCGAAGCTCGCGCCACTTGCCCATCATCTCGGCGAACCGTCCGGCATCCGTATCAAGCCCCCGCATGGCCTCGAGAACGGCTTTGTTCGCTGCGGGAAGGCCCGTGGGGGTGAAGGAGATCTTCTTCGCGGAGAGCGTCGTGTAGAGGGCCTTACGAACGTCATCGTTTTTAGAAGGAGCGAAAGAGGGATTCTTGAGGAGCTTCCTCATCTCGTCTTGAACGCGGTCCGCCTCTACCCCCATCGCGACCGAGAGTTGGCGTTGCCTCGCCACGTCGACTCTTATCCCGACGCGTTGCATGTCGTTGCAGAGCTGGAAGAGGCAGAGATCGTGCTCGTAGACGTGCCGTTCCTTCTCGAGGTTGTGCTGCATCCGCTTCCAGACCTTGGCGGTCAGGACCGCGTCTTTCGCGTTGTAGAGGCAGAGCTCCTCACCGGTCATCTCCGCGATGGCCTGCTTTTTCGAGGAGGCCCCGCGCTTTCCATGTGTTATTTTCCAGCACTCAGCATCCCCGTAAATAGAGACAGCGCTGTCGAGTCCCATCCGGAAGTGGGAGGCGATCGAGTGGAGTCCCACAAGCGTGTCTTGCCACAGAATCATTGCGACTCAGGTGCAAAGATGATCGAGACCTCGACGATGCAAAGGCACCCGTCAATAAGTGCATAACACCTCCAAGTGCCATCCCACTCTTGGGTAGCACGACCCAGGTATTCCACTTCTATTTGTGACTTGCCAAGCTTGCTGCGCATCCCGTTGACTAGAACACTTGACGACCTGAACGCTTCCTTGAGTTCGAGTTGAATCATCGATCCTCCTTGACCTCCACAAAGCGGATCGCCTGAGCCATCGCATTGAGGTATGCAGACGTCGGGTCCTTACGGATCTCCTGGCCCTCGACGTAGGTGTTCCAGACGCGCCGCTGGATCGTCTTTGGGACCATTCGCCAGTGAGCAGCGCACATCAACATGCGAGGAGGAACCTCCTTCTCACACCCGGTCGCGTGACACTTATGGCTCATAGGACTCTCGGACCTGTTCGCTCCTCGTACTTCTCGATGTAAGTCATGCAGTCACACTGATTGCACCTCGCACCGCCATAAGTCGAGAGGTCTTGCAGCTGGACGCCCCAGAAGATCGAGTGCGCTGACTTCGGGTGGCTGCACCGGGCGCATGGAGGAGAACACTCCGCTGTACCTTCAGGATTCATCGAGGGTCTCCGCGAACGCGACGCAGCAGGCCGCAAGCTGAATGAGCTCTTCTCGGATGCGAGCTCGGTAGTGCTGCTCCCGGTGGGGCGGCATCTTGAGTAAAACAGGGTCCGCAGCATACTTATCGGTCGTGATCCCCCACTCGACGATCTCCCGAGAGACCTCCCCGAACTCCTCGCCCAGCACGGCGAGCTTTTTCTCGTAAGAGATACCCCGAGTGCCACAGTTCCATAGAAACTTGCCAGCTTTGACGAGATCGTCTTGCCTAAGACGTTCGGCACAAACATGGGCTAAGACGGTGTTGGTTTTTCTGATTTGATCGACGATATCGAGCGCCTCATCGAGATCTTGGTTCGAACCTTCACCATGATCGTTGTCGTGCGCTTCATTTGGCTCGTTCATCAAAATACTCCTTGCTCCTTCAAGACGACGGAATCGTAAATAATACCATTATGTGTGCTCACCGTTTTTCGGGTCCTCAGAAACCGGCTCAGGGGTCCAGCCATTTTCTTTCGATACGGAAACAAAACGATGGTGGTGGCTCCATCGGAGATCCCCACGCACGTCGGGCGGTGCAAGTAGGGTGGCGGCATCTCCGGTTTCGGCTTGGCCTCCTCACAGAGCTTCCAGGCCCTCTCCTGATCAGGCGAGAGATCATCCCGTTTCGTGGTCTCGATATCGAGCGCGACGACGGACCCGAGTCTCCGGAGGAGCCTCAGGTCTGTAGTCACGATCGGTTTGACGCGGTCATCGAGTCTCTTCAGATTGAGCTTGCCGTGAACGACCCTCCCGATCCGGTTGAAGTCGGTTCGGATGAGGGTGTGCTGGGTCTCGGTCCGGAGCACGAAGGAGGGATGAATGGAGGGCAGCACGATCCTCCCCGAGAGAAGCGACCGGCCAATCAAGATGGCAGACTCCAGCTCCGACTCGCGCCGGGCGGGGGTTTTGACCGGAAACTTGAGCGGAGCCTTCTTGGCTTTAGCGACCTCCTTGGGGTCGATAAAAGGCACCTTCCAGATAAAGCCGCGGATGCCGAGGATGCCTTTGAGGCCGATCACACTCTTGGAGCTAGTAGCTCCAAGAGTCACGATGGGGACGTTGGTTGGAAGAGTGAGCAGCTCCTTCAAAAGCCGGGGGGCGCAGCACATCGAGGCGCGATCGTTTTCTTTGTCCTTGTCGGAGCGGCAAAACGCGGAATTGGTGAGGTGGGTCTCGGAGCGCAGGAGCTTATTGGCAGTGAGAAGGCCATCGACCATCTTCCCACTGAGACCGACAAACGGTTTTTTGAGTTTGATCTCCGTCCGACCGGGAGCTTCACCGACGATGATGAGCTTGAGCGTTCTTCCCGAGACGACCGGCAGGGCCCCGACGGGTTCCTCTTTCAAGAGCGGGCAAAGTTGGCACCGAGCGCCCATCTTCTTGGCCGCGAGCTTGATCGGATGGAACCGGTGGTTCATCAGCCACCAAGATTTTTGATTTCACGTGCGAGGTACCAGGCCGCCTTCTTCAAGTCCGTGACCGCGTCCGCACCTGATTTCTTGCCATTTCGCCAAATATACTTCGCCGCGTTACCAAGGTTGAAGGTCATCGACTCGACGACATCGATGCACTCGATGGGGTGACCGCACTTCGAACACTTCGCTGGAGAGCTCGTGTAGTGGGCCGGATGGTTCACAGCATCATGGTAGACAGCATGCCTCTGAGGCCCCTGAGGACCCTTGGCAGCCTCCTCAGCTCGAGTGGAGTCTTGGCGCGGAACGAAAGCAACACATTTTGGATTTTTGCAAAACTGTCTCTCGTCTAGCGGCTCGGTGCATACCCCACAGATTGGATCACTCATGAGACGGCCTTCATCCTGGAGGGTCGGGGCCCGCAGCGCGTTGATGAACTGAGCGTCCGCGATCCGCTCTTCGAAAGTTCGCTTGTAGAGGTTGACGCGCTTGCCGGTGACAGGGTCGACTCGGTTTCTCATCGCATCGGTGGGATTGTAGGCACACGTTTGATCTTGTTCAATTTCTCGTTTCCGCTGAGCGGCATGGCCTCGACTTCAGCCCGGAGCCGACGAAACTCGAGAAACTCTGGGAGGAGCGCAACGGAGAGGGCCTCATCGCGCTCTTGCCGGGCCGTTCGGAGAGCTTGCAGGATGCAGAGCTCACCCATCCGTATCGAGCCGTGGGCGGGGCCACTACACCCCTCACAGGGAGGCGGAGTAGCGACTCGGAAATCGTTGGTCCCATCAGGCATGGCTTCAGTCGCAGGGAGGCTCACTCTCTTTCGGGAGCCCCCCTGCGTCCTTGTCTAGCGACGGGCCGAAGCGCCGCGTGCCGCCCCGTTGACTTTCTTGCTCGGAGCCGCCGATTTCTTTGTGGGAGCCTTCTTCGCAGGAGCTGATTCCTCTTCTTCGAGATCAGCCCTCTCGAGCTTCACGCCGGGCTCCGAGAAATGGAGGATAGTCCGCTTCTCTCCCGTCTTTCGGTCCTCCTGGGTCGTCGTCCAGAAGGGGCGAGCTTCAGTCTCGACGGCGTCAATCCACTCGGCCATGCTCGAGAAGTTCGGCGGGTCCTCGGAGAGTGACGATGCGTCCGGGCTTCCGAGCTCATAGGCGTCGGTCATCTTCTTCAGGTTCGTCTTCGCGAGGCGGCTGTTTTTGTGGTTCGCCGGGTAAATCACGATGAAGGCGGCCGTCTTGCCTCCGATGAAGTTCTCATTACCCGGGGTGAGGCACTCGTCCGCGCTCGCCTCGATGATGAGCATGGGGGTCTTGGGGTCCTTGCTTCCGTCTCCGGTGGCGGTCGGCTTGACGGTGATGGCTCCCACCCAGGCTCCCGCAGGGAGATCCGGGGGGATATCCGAGAGGTCTCCCGGATCGACAGGGGTCATTTCGATGGTGTGATTCGGATCATAGGGCATGGTTGAAATCTCCGGTTTGAGAAAAACCCCGAATCGTCACCGCTCGGGATCACACGGTCTCTAGGGTCTTACGACCTCGACGCTCTTTCTTGAAGGTACTGCTCCACGGTCTTTCCTTGCCGTCTGGCGGCCGTGACGAGTCCTCCCTTTTTTCCAGCCTTGCGGGCCTGCTCTTTGGTGAACTTGTGGGCCGCTCCGCTCTCGTGGGCTGCTTTCCCTCCGAGGCTGGAGGTCTCGTGCTGCTTTTCGGGCGTGAAGAGCGCAAAGCCCCGTTTCTGTCTCGTGCTCATCGACGGACCCCAGCCGCCGGCTTCGGAGCTGGCTTGTGAACCGCTCTGAGGGGAGCCGGAGCCGCCTTCAGAGGCGACTTTGGCTCCTTCTTGGCCCCTGCAAGCCATTCGACGAGCTTGGTGAGGTCTGCAGGCACGCTGCTGACCCCCGGAAGGCCGTTCATCCTGGGCCCATAGACGCCAGAGACCCGAGTCAGAAGCTCTCGCTCTTCACTCCCGGCAATCTTCTTCAAGAAGACGACGTCGTGAAACTTGCCAGGGATCTTCTCCCGGGTGGCTCCTGCGATGCCCGGCAGGATGCCCTCTCCCTGCTTTTTGAGCTGTCCGTCGATCTCCTTGGAGGGCTCATAGTAGTGAGCCAAGACGACGCGGTGAGCCTTCAAGCTCAGAAAGCGGCCCACGCAGTTGAGCATTCTGCGCGCGAAGCTCCCGTAGGCCTGGCGACCGTCGGGACCGTTGCCCTTGTCGGTCGCGTTGAGCTCCGCATTGACGAGGTTGTCCGAGAAGACAGTGATCGTATCCCACACGACCGTTTTATATTTTCCGGCCGCGATGCCAGTCCGGGCCTCATTGATGGCACTTTCGAATTGGCTGAGAAGCTTACCCCCGTCAGTCGAGTCGACCATGTCGTAGAAGAAGGTCTTGTCGACGTCGGAGGCGGAATCGAGCTTGGACTCGTCGTCGGAGCAGAAGACGTAGACGGGCTTGGGGGCCGTAGAGATTAGCCTTGTCTTGCCACTTCCTGAGGGGCCGATCACCAACAAGGATAAAAACGGGTCAAGCTCTAATTGAGATGCACTCTTCGGCATTTCACCCTCGGCTCATCGCGTCCCGGGTGCGAACCGGAAACACGGAAAATGTTGAACGGAGGACTGTCCTAGCGCGACCTTGGACGCCCCGTCAACACTAAAAGATAGGTCTCGAAAGAATTTCAGCGGCCGTCAAAAGCGAACGTCCGGCTTCGAGGCCGAACGATGAAACGCGTGGTTTGATTCTCGGTCCGCTTGACATTGGCTCCCGTCGGTCTGCCGCGGCAGCTCGAACAGTCATTGATGTAATCGTGAGCGCAACCGAGTAGCCCAGAACGATCAGATCCGCATCGCGGACACAGCACGTCGAAGCAGCCACTCATCGGAGACTTCTCCCAGAGGCTCATTTCAGTTCCGGCCACTTCAAGTCTGCGACGTCTTCCCAGTGCTTGTCGAATCGCTTGCGGTCTTCCTTGGACCACCCCGGGCCTGAGCCGATCGGATGCTGATCGATCTCGGCCCCGATCTGCTCATAATAACAATCGCTACAGACGAACCCCGCGCGAGTCTTGCGCTTGCCCGTGATAGTCTCCTGCAGCGTCACATTGCACGAGCGACATTTCTGATCATGCGCCGAGCCAGCCAAGATGGCTGGATTTGCAAGGACGTCCTTCAAGTAGATGGGCATGGGACGCACTGCCTGGCTCGAAAATCTTGAAGCTCGGGAGGTGGGTAGCTCACCCAGACCACGTTCTCGTCGGGATGCTGTCTCGCATACTCCTCGACGTATTTCTGCAAGTCCGATTTCGGATTGCTGAAAGACAAAGGCCCCGGAGGATTTTCCTCTGGGGCCCTTGCCTCGCCGTGCCGGCCACCGAGGGTTTCATCAGCGTCGGACACCGGCCGAGTGTAGACCCGAAAACCAAACCGAAGCAAAAGAAAAAAACCGAACAGTGTGTGGTCTCCGGGGGTTCCCCTAAAGGGGAAACCCTCCCCGGACACACTGGAGGGTACCCAAAGTCACTTTTCGTCGGGGTGCCTTCTAAACTTTTTGATATCAATGACTTGAGCACTAGAGACCCCTTTTCGTCGGGGTGTCGTCGGGGGGGTCGTCGGGGTGCCTTTTTTGACCTTTTGGTCAACTTTCGTCGGGGTG